ACCTAATTATCAATTAGGCGGAACAAACATCATAGCACAGTCCGAAGAAAGATTTGAACAGTTTAAAGAACGCAAGGAACATCAGGAAGAATGGTTTTTCACAAGTGGATTTGAGGAATTAGATGATATAATTCACGGTATTCAAAGGGAAGAAGAATTGCTAGTAATATTCGCAAGAACTAATCAAGGTAAATCTTGGGTGCTTGAAAAAATGTGTACTCACATTTGGCAAATAGGATTTAATGTTGGATATATATCACCTGAAATGTCAGCAAACAGTATTGGTTATAGATTTGATACTTTACACAAGAATTTTTCTAATAAAGGGTTGATGTGGGGGAAAGAAGATGTTGAAGAAGCAGCATATCACGATTATATAACAGAGTTACAACAAAAACAAAATAAATTTATAGTTGCAACTCCACTTGATTTTGACAAAAAAATCACAGTTAGTAAATTAAAAAATTGGATAAAGCAATATAAATTAGATTTAATAGCTATTGATGGCATTACTTACATGACAGATGAAAGATACAATAGAGGTGATAACAAAACTACATCACTCACTAATATATCAGAAGATTTAATGAGTTTGTCAATGGAATTAAAAGTGCCTGTTTTAGTAGTAGTGCAAGCGAACAGAAGTGGAGTAGTAAGCGGTGAAGAGGAAGGAACACCTGAGCTTGAAAGCATAAGAGACAGTGATGGTATATCTCACAATGCAAGTAAAGTAATTTCAATACAGCAAAAGAATAATGGTGTATTAGAAATGGGGATTAAGAAGCAGAGGTTTGGAGCAGTTGGTGGAAAGTTATTATATCAATGGGATATAAACACAGGACTTTTTACAAATATACCTAGTTATGATGACGCACAGCCAAAAGAACGAACTGAAAGAAAAGTAAGAGAAGTTAGAAAGCAATTTAACGATGTTGCTGACATTTTTTAATTGACTTATTAAAATGCATATAGTATAATGATAGATATAAGGATATATAACATTTTAAGGAGTGGTTCTATGGAAGAAATTTGGAAAGATATTGAAGGTTGGGAGGGGTTGTATCAAGTTAGTAATATGGGAAATGTAAGAACTTTACATTATAAAAAACCATATTTAATGCACCCTGTTACAGATGCGAAGGGCTATAAACGTGTGAGTTTTACACAGCGAAATATTACACGCTATAAGCGTTATGGGGTTCACAGATTAGTAGCACAAGTGTTTGTACCTAATCCTGATAATTTACCTCAAATAAATCATAAAGACGAAAATAAACAAAATAACTGTGCGGATAATTTGGAGTGGTGTACTGCAAAGTACAATAGCAAGTATGGCAATCATCTTAAAAATGTGAGTGAATCCCGTAAGGGTATTGTGTTTACTTCGGAGCATTTAAACAATCTAAGAATTTCACACGCAAAATCACAGGGTAGACGTGTTATACAGTATGATATAAATGGGTGTGAAGTGGCACGTTACCCAAGTATATCAGATGCGGCACGCTCTGTTGGTTCAACTGTTGCTAATATATCAGCTTGTTGCCGGCATAAAAATAAATCTGCGTGCAGTTATAAATGGGAGTATGAATAGTATGTAGTTAGGTGGTGGTTAAATGCAAATTAACGGATTACAATTTAATTGTGAATTATCAGATATAATACAAGAATTACAAACACAATTAAGAATAAATAATATACCATTATTACAAATAACAAGAGATAGTGGTGAGGATATTATGTGCAGTTGTCCATACCACAAAGACGGACAAGAACGAAAACCGTCAGCAGGTATAAGAAAAAGTGACGGATTATTTCATTGCTTTGCGTGTGGTGAGACACACAGCCTACAAGAAGTAATCTCACATTGTTTCGGGCATTATGATGATGTTATAGGGGCTTATGGTTGGAATTGGCTGACAAAAACCTTCTTAACAGTAAATGTGGAAGAACGCAAATGGATAGATTTGGACTTGTCAAGGGACAGTACAAGTGAAAAAGCTACACCTAAGTATGTTAGTGAAGAAGAATTAGACAGTTATAGATATTATCATAATTATATGTGGAAAAGGAAATTGAATAAAGAAATTGTAGATTTATTTGATATAGGTTATGACAAAAAGACTGATTGTCTAACATTCCCAATTCGTGATATAAATGGAAACTGCTTATTTGTGGCAAGGCGAAGTGTTAAGACAAAATATTTCAATTACCCATCAAAAGCCGAGAAACCTCTTTATGGATTATATGAATATTTAAGAACAACACCAAGACGACACAGTGGAAGGAATGATGAAGTGATTGTATGTGAAAGTATGTTAGACGCATTGACAGCTTGGGTATATGGTAGGTATGCAGTTGCTATGAATGGGCTTGGTGCTGAATTGCAATTTAAGCAACTAAGTGGATTGCCTTGTCGCAAGATTATACTTGCAACAGATAATGATGAAGCAGGAATGAAAGCAAGAAAAAGAATAAGGGCAAATGTAAAGAATAAAATTATAACGGAATATATATTACCACAAGGCAAAAAAGACTTGAATGAACTAACAGAAGAAGAATTTAATAATTTGGAAGAGGTATTTTAATGACAATACAAAGCAGAGTGTATATAAGTGGGAAAATAACAGGTACCGACGATTATATAAAACGATTTGAAAAAGCAGAAAATCATATTAAAAATACAGGCTTGCTGTATGTTATCAATCCAGCAAAAGTAAATGCACAGTTACCTCACGAAACAACATATAATCAGTATATCAAGATGTCATTATGTATGCTTGAAATGTGCGATACTATTTATATGCTAAAAGGTTGGAAAGATAGCAAAGGTGCAAGGTTAGAATGGGGGTATGCAAAAGCAAATAATTATAGAATAATTTACGAAAAGTAGTTGACATATATATAAATATGTAGTATAATGTTGTTAAGTTAAACAACTATTATAAATTTATAAGGAGATTTAAACGTATGAAAGGGTATAAAGTTTTTGAACCTGATTGGACATGCAGAGGTTTTCAATATGCAGTTGGTGAAGTATTTGAAGAAGATGTGACACCTTTCTGTTGCAACAGAGGACTTCACTTCTGCAAAGAACTGAAAGACTGCTTCAATTATTATCAATTCAATCCTGAAAACAAGGTTGCAGAGATTGAAGCACTTGGTGATATTGACACCCAAGATGATGGCAGCAAATGTTGCACCAACAAAATCAAAATTGTTCGTGAAGTCAGTTGGGAGGAAGTTTTGAAAATGGTCAATATGGGAAAAGCCAATGCAGGACTTTGCAACAGCGGTGATTGCAACAGCGGTAATTACAACAGCGGTAATTACAACAGCGGTGATTGGAACAGCGGTGATTGGAACAGCGGTGATTGCAACAGCGGTAATCGCAACAGCGGTAATTACAACAGCGGTAATTACAACAGCGGTGATTGGAACAGCGGTAATCGCAACAGCGGTAATTACAACAGCGGTAATTACAACAGCGGTGATTGGAACAGCGGTGATTGCAACAGCGGTAATTACAACAGCGGTGATTGGAACAGCGGTGATTGCAACAGCGGTAATCGCAACAGCGGTGATTGGAACAAGACTTCTTTTTCAAGTGGCTGTTTTAATACCAAAGAAGCAAAGACTCTGATGTTCAATAAACCTTCTGATTGGACTTTAAGTGATTGGTGGGATTCAGAAGCAAGATGGCTGTTAAATACAATTCAGAAAAATGTTTTTAAATGGATTGGGTCAGATGACATGACTGATGAAGAAAAAGAACAGTATCCTGAATATAAGACAACAGGCGGTTATCTTAAAGAGCTTGATGAATCTGAATGCGGTCAGATTTGGTGGAATAGGCTGTCAGACAGAGAAAAAGATGTCATCAAGGCGATTCCTAATTTTGACGCGGAGATATTTAAAGAAATAACAGGGGTAAATGTAGATGGAATATAAAGAGTTCTTAAAAACAAAAGAATACACATATCAGAATACAGGATTTGATATTGATATTTCAGAGTTAAATGAAAATCTATTTGACTTTCAAAAGCAGATAGTCAAATGGGCATTAAAGAAAGGTAAGTGTGCATTATTCCTAGATACAGGACTAGGAAAGACTATATGTCAGCTTGAATTTGCTAATCAGGTATGTAAACACGAAAATGGAAAAGCACTTATTTTAGCACCGCTTGCAGTAAGTAAACAGACAAAACAGGATGGTGAAAAGTTTGGAATAGAAGTCAATATTTGCAGAACACAAACAGATGTAAAAGACGGAATAAATATTACAAACTATGAAATGTTACAGCATTTTAATCCTAATGAATTTTGTTGTGTTGTACTTGATGAAAGTAGTATATTAAAATCATTTAGTGGTAAAATGAGTACAGAAATAATTGAAACATTCAGATTTACAAAATATAAGTTAGCTTGTACTGCCACTCCATCGCCTAATGATTATCAAGAGTTAGGTACTCATTCTGATTTCTTAAATATTATGTCACGAACAGAAATGCTTGCAACATTTTTTATTAATGACGCAAAGGAAAGTCAATGGAGAATGAAGCGACACGCAGAAAGTAAGTTTTGGGAGTGGCTTGCAACTTGGGCAATGGTTGTTAAAAATCCAGCCGATATAGGTTATTCAGATGAAAGATATAATTTACCAAAATTAAATATAGAGCATATTATAGTTGATAGTAAAGCTGATAAAGGGGCATTACTTCCATCGGCGGCACAAACATTACAAGAACGCAGACAAGCAAGAAAAGACAGTATGCAAGATAGAATATCTGTTGTAGGCGACTTGTTAAAAGATATGGATAGTTGCTTAATTTGGGTAGATTATAATGACGAGAGTACATCAATAGCTAAACAGTTTGGAATAATAGAGGTAACTGGTTCTGATAGTGATGAACATAAAGAAAATGCAATGCTTGGATTTGCAAATGGTGATATAAAATATCTTGTTAGCAAGCCATCTATTTGTGGATTTGGAATGAACTTTCAAAAGTGCCATAATATGATATTTTGTGGTATATCTGATAGTTATGAAAAATTCTATCAAGCTGTAAGAAGATGTTATCGTTTTGGACAGACAGAAGAAGTAAACGTATATGTTATTATAAGTCAAAAAGAAATAAGTGTATTAAATAATATAAAACGAAAAGAAGGACAACATCAAAGAATGTCACAGAATATGATTGATAGGACATCATCAATTCTTAAAAACGAAATACATTCAACTATGAAAATAACAGAGGACTATATAGCTGATAAGTTAGTAGTAATTCCTAGTTGGGTAAAGACAGAAAGTGAGGAATATTAAAATGGATATTAAGTGTAAAGACCAATACGAGGGAAACGGATTTGTATTATATAATGGAGATAGTTGTGAAATAATGAAAGCTATTCCAGATAATAGTATTCATTATTCTATTTTTAGTCCGCCTTTTGCAGAATTGTATGTCTATTCAAACACAGTAAGAGATATATCTAATTGTAAAGATATAGAGGAATTTTCAGAGCAGATGAAGTTTATTTTATCTGAATTATACAGAATTATGATGAATGGTAGACTTGTATCAATTCATTGTATGGATTTATGTACGCAAAAGCAAAGAGATGGATTTATAGGAATATATGACTTATCAGGACTAATGATAAGGTTATTTCAAGACGCAGGATTTATTTATCATTCTAGGGTGACAATATGGAAAGACCCAGTAGTAGCAATGCAAAGAACAAAAGCAATAGGATTGTTATACAAGCAATTAAAGAAAGATAGTGCAATGTCAAGACAAGGACTTGCGGATTATGTGCTAACATTTAGAAAGCCTGGAGAGAATGAAGAAAGAATAGAACATGACGAAGATACTTTCCCATTACCCCTCTGGACTAAGTACGCAAGTCCAGTTTGGAACGATATTAACCCGTCAGATACACTACAACGACAGAGTGCGAAAGAACAAGCAGATGAAAAACATATGACCCCAACACAATTAAGTGTGTGGGAAAGATGTATAGAATTATGGACTAATCCTAATGATATAGTATTCACTCCATTTTTAGGAATAGGAAGTGAAGTATATCAAGCATTAAAAATGGGAAGAAGAGGTGTAGGAATAGAATTAAAAGAAAGCTATTATAATCAAGCAGTAGCAAATTGTAAAGGAATAGCAGCAGCACCGAAAAAATTAAGTTTATTTTAAAAAACCTATTGACAAATGACTAAATGTGTGTTATATTATTAATTGTAAACAGCAGATGGTTTACAAACTATAAAACTTAAAAAACAAGGAGATAAAATTATGGAGCTTTTAATTCTTTTAATCGTAATGACAGGTTTAGGTGCTTTGACAATAAAATGCATGAAAAAAGAAGATTCTATCATTGAGCTTGAAGATAAAATCATAGCGGATATACACGAGTTTAATAAGAGAAATTTAAAATAATAAAACACCCTGACGAGTAGTTGAAAATTACTACGAAACCGCTGAAAGGCGGTCGGTGTTGAAAACACTAAAACTATAGAATATTTTAAAAACAAGAAAGGTTAAAACGGTGAAAACTATGGCAACAAAGAAAACAACAACAGAAACAGATATTATCGAAGTACAGCCTATTAGGGTTGAGAAGAGAATAATTACAATAGTCGGAGATACACCACTTATTGTTCACGCCTGGAGTGAGAAAGCTAAAAAGGAAATGCTCGAAAAGCAGATGAAAACAACAAAGACTTCAGGCAAATCAGTTCGTGACCCGTTCAGTGAATTTATGAATGCTTGTTATTGGATTACAGAAAAGCCAACTGAAAATACACCTGAAGCATTTGAAGAAGCTTGTAAAAACGGTGCAAAGTTCGGATTTCCAGTAACAGCAATTAAACAAGCAGCTGCAAGTGCAATGGTCAGGCGAGGAATTGAGAAAAATAAAATGGGTATGCGAGGGGCATTTTTCATTGACGGAATCGGTGACGATTTATTAGGAGAAATAATAACACCTGAACCACCTGAAATGCGTGAGGATATGGTTAAAATTGGTGGGGTATCTAAAACAAGTGATTTAAGATATAGACCGATGTTTAAAAACTGGAAAATGAATTTAATAATTTCATATGATGTAAATAGTTCATATACATTCGAGCAAATTGTAAATGCAATTAATATGGGTGGTTTCTCATGTGGAATTGGAGAATGGAGACCTGAAAGAGACGGACAGTTTGGAAAGTTTCATGTTGAGTAAATAATATATAGTTGTGGTCGGGCAGTCATGGTGAGTTCAGTTTAGTTGGGTTCTGTTGTGTTAAGTCAGGGTTAGGCAGCTGCGGTCAGGTGAGTTATGCTGAGTTTTGTTGAGTTAAGTTTAGTTTTGGTCTGTTGAGGCAGTTGAGGTGCGTTCTGGTATGTTATGTTGCGTTTAGTCGGGGCAAGGCAAGATACGGCAGGAGAACTAAAGAAAGGAGGAGAACTCAAAAATGGTATATCAATTTAAACAAGCAAGTCAAATAAAAGCAAATGCACAAGCAACAGGCGAGTTGTGTAGACAGTTAGAAAATACAGTAGGACTAACACCTAAAACATTGTTAGACGCAAGTAGAGATGAAAATTCACTTTTGCACAATGAATTTGAGTGGCAAGATGATATAGCAGCAGAAAAGTATAGAGAACAGCAAGCAGGACATATCATAAGAAGTCTTATTGTAGTATCAGAAAAAGAAGAAACCGAACCAATAAGAGCGTTTTGTAGTATTAAAACAGATAAAGATTATAAATCAATATCTGTAATAGTCAACAAGCCCGATTTATATGAATTGTTAATAGAACAGGTATATAAAGATTTACAAGCATTCAAACAAAAATACGAAACATTATCAAACAATGAACAATTAAAAAATCTATTCAATGAAATAGATAAAATTATTAAAAGAAAGTGAGATTAAAACTATGGCAAGATTTCGTTATGATGAAGTTGATAACTATGGAGGAACGGGGGGCGCAGGATATTTCAGTCTTAAAAATGATAAAGATGTTGCAAGAGTAAGATTTATGTATAATGATATTAATGATGTCGAAGGTTTTGCAGTACATCAAGTAGAGGTTGACGGAAAAAAGAGATATGTAAACTGCCTCAGAGAATATAACGAGCCTACCGATAAATGCCCATTCTGTGCAAATCATCAATTTCAGACAGCAAAACTCTTTATTCCTCTTTACAATGTTGATGAGAACAGAGTACAGGTTTGGGAAAGGGGAAAGAAATTTTTTGCAAAAATCAGTTCAATTTGTGCAAGATATAA